ACTGGTGCTAATTTTCCGAGAGGAGACAAACTAAATGGCTAGACCAAGTAAATATAATGCCACAATACTAGAGAAGGCTGAACACTACATAATTAACTATATTAAGTACGGTGACCAAATACCTATGATTGATGGATTGGCTTTAGAACTAGGCATTCACAGGGATACAGTCAACGATTGGGAGAAGAAGTATCCTGAGTTTTCCGACATCGTAAGAACTTTAATGACACACCAAGGCAGAAAGCTTATGAATGGCTCGCTTAGTGGAGAGTTCAGAGAGCGGACTGCAACCCTAGCATTAAGCTCAAATCATGGCTTAGTTGCTAAGACACAAACAGATATAACATCGAGTGACGAGACTATGAAGCCGCCAACTATTATTCAATTAGTAGCTAAAGTAAATGAAAAAGAATAACGGATTACTTGATGCAATTCTTGGTGGTGTAACTAGAGCAACACCTAAAGAGGAAGCGTCTTTGTTTAATTACCATGATTATTATGGCGAAGTTAAAGACGATAAAGCTTATATTAATGAGGAAAGACTAAAGAAGGAAGGAAGTACAGGTGATTATGTAGGTGATATGATGTTTGGTGAAGCATTGCACAATTTAGATAAAACATCTCCCTATTGGTATAACAGATTAAGAACTGCGGCACAAGAAGATGATGAAGTAATGAAATGGAAAGATGACTCATATGACCATGTTACTCAGTCAATGCCAATATCAGGTGAATCAAGACCTAAAGAAAAATGGTGGGATGTAAGTAGATTTGACCAAGTAGTGGGTGGATATTTGTTAGGTGGTAAAGACGCTAACGTTCATACTATGAGAGATTGGGATAAAGAACTTCCATTCGGAACAACCTTTAGAAAAGAATTAGAGGCTTTTAAAAAAGCTGTAGGTAAATGAAGGTAGCTGTAGTAGAAGAAGAAGTAGTTAAACATGATATAGAACTACCACCTAAACTCGTGCCAGTCTTTGAAGGTGAGGCAAGAATTAGAGCCAGCTATGGTTCAAGAGGTTCAGGTAAGACAAGAAGCTTTGCATTAATGAGCGCTGTCTTTGGTTATCGTTGGGGTAGTTCAGGCATTAGTGGCACAATACTGTGTGGACGTGAGTTTATGAACTCGTTAACTGAATCATCTTTAGAAGAAATTAAAGCGGCTATTAGGTCAATTCCTTGGCTTGAAGATTACTATGAGATAGGTGACAAGTATATTAGAAGTCATGATGGAAACATCACATACACGTTTGCTGGTCTTAGACGCTCACTAGACTCAATCAAATCAAAGTCTCGCATCCTATTAGCTTGGGTAGATGAAGCAGAGAATGTAAGTGGTAGAGCTTGGGATGTTCTACTACCCAGTATTCGAGAGGAAGATAAATCTGTAGGTTTTAGCTCAGAGGTATGGGTAACGTGGAATCCGGAGTCAAAGTATTCTGCAACCCATGAAAGATTTAGAGCATCCTTTCCTAGCAACTGTAAGATAGTCCAGTTAAATTACACAGACAATCCATGGTTTCCAAAAGTATTAGATGACCAACGAATAGAAGACAAAGAGAAAAGACCGGATATGTATGAGCATATTTGGGAGGGCGGTTTCTTAGTATATTCAGAAGGCAGTTACTACAGCTCAGAGATGAGAAGAGCCAAAGATGAAGACAGAATTGGTAAGGTAAGATATGACAGAGCCAAGGGAGTAGTTACAAGTTGGGATTTAGGTATTGGAGATAGCACGTCAATTGTTTTCTCACAGTTTATTGGTACAGAGATTCACATCATTGATTACTATGAAGCGTCAGGTGCTGGACTAGAGCATTACGCTAAGGTGTTACAAGATAAAGGATACGTTTACGACCAGCATGTATTCCCACATGACGTTAGAGTTAGAGAGCTTGGAACTGGTAAGAGTCGTATCGAGACATTAGAATCATTAGGCATTAGAGATATAGAGATAGCACCTTCATTGTTAATAGATGATGGCATACAAAAGGTTAGAGAGATGTTAGACAAGTGTTTCTTTGATGAGACAAAGTGTGAGAAGCTGATAGATGCTCTGTTAAATTACTCACGCGATTGGGATGACAATGGTAAAACGTGGAGAATGAGACCAAGGCACGACTGGAGTTCACATGCGGCAGATTCAATGAGGTATCTTGCTATTGGATACACGCCATACAATGAGTCTTGGGATAAACCTATTAGAAGAAACTTACAGGGAATAGTTTAATGGCTGGATTGCTAGACGAATTTAAAGATGGTTTAAGTGAAACCTTATCTGCTGGATGGGATGGTATATCAGACTGGGCTGGTGGATTGTTAGAAGTAGACCCTGAGTTACAAGCCGCAAGAGATGCTAAAGCAGAAGCACTTAAAGAAGCTAGACTCACACCCGATGAGTTTGGCAACACTCCTAACGCTTGGATGTATAACACAGAGCGTTCTACTTCAACTAATCCTATAGTCCGAGTAGCAGAAAACTTCTTACCAAACCTTGGTGATATGTATACAGGTAGTTCTGAAATGATACGCAATCCAAAACCAACTACTAAGATGTTTACAGATTTAGGTGTGGGTGGTGTGCTTAATTTATCAGGTGGATTGTTAGCTGAAGAAATTGGTGTAGAACAACGCGAAATGGCTAGTCAATTTGCTGACACTATTAAGACTCAGTTTGGCTCATGGGAAAACATAGGCAATATGATATTGGATAATCCAGTTGATGCTTTAGGTGTTTTTGTGGGCGCTGGAATGTCTGCGGCAAAGTTAGCTCAACTTGCTAAAAACCCAGCACTTAAACCAGCAGTTAGAAATACATTAGTTAGTCTACTAGGTGAAGACCCTATGGATTCATTGATGTCAGGTGTGTTGAAATCAAATCTTAATCCCGGCTTGGCTAAGGTAGGTGAAAGTAAGATACCAATGATTACTTACCAAGGTAACAATCAAGGTGCAATCTTTGGTAAGTTAGACATGAGCAAGGTAGGCTCAAACTCAGGTACTAAAGTTGAAGGACATGGTTTATACGTTAGTGAGTCTAAAGATACTGGTAAACGTTTTGCAAGACGTGATAACGAAATGATGGAAGAAGCTAATGCAATGGCTAAAATTGACACGCTGTCTCCTATAGAAAGAGAGATATGGGATAGACTTGGTGATGGATACTATCCTGACACTATAAAAAAAGATGTCATGAAAAATCTATCTAATCCAGCAGAAAGAAAAGATGCGCTTAGAGTTCTTAAAGATGTAGAAGATAGATTTGATACTGCTTTAAATCAATTGTATGAAATAGATTTAAGTGACGATGCTATAAAGCTTATGATTCGTAGAAACAAACGTATGAAAGACCAGCCTAAGATAGTGCAAGACTTAATGAAGAAACATAACATGAGGGAATACTCAACTGGTAGAGATTTTTATACTCAATTAACAGAAGAATTTGCTGACCAAATAGGTGGTGCTGGTGCAGAAAGAGCGGCTTCTGCTTATCTCAATGACAATGGCATTCCCGGTATGAAGTTCCCGGATAAACTTGGCAATGCCGCAGTAAAATATAATGGTCAGCCTGACCCAAGAAAATCTAATTATGTCTTATACAATGCAGATACTACTAAGATATTAAAGAGACAAGATATACCTATTGAATTAAACACAGCTACAGAAGTTGGTGTAGCACAGTCTATTCTCAATCCTCCTAAAAACCCTATGATTGCTCACCATAATTTAGATGAGGCGGCGGTGTTAAAGCATGTGGAGTATGGCGGAATACCTATGCCATCAGTTGCTATATCTAAAGTAAGTAACCCTATGACTCACTTTGGACAAATCTCATTATTAGGTGACTCTAAATTAATTGAACCTAGTGATACTACAAACACTTACCCAACTGATATTTATTCAGGAAGAGCGCCAGTTAATTTTGAAACATACAAAGACTATAAAGCATTAGATGCTAAATTAGGCAAGAAAGAGTTAGCATGGCATAGACAAGGAGACTCAACACAAAATATTAAACCGGGTATTTTAGAAGGTCAAATGAATGATATAGAAATAGCAAGAAAGTTAGGTTACAACGCTAAAGATTACATTGACTATAAAGATTTTAAAAGAGCAGTCAATGATGCAGAAACTATAAGAGTAAAACGATTAAATGAAATGAATGGTGAAGCGTCAATGAATTTTGACAGAGGTGATTTTGTTGATTATCAAAGACAATTAAAACCTATTGGTTGGATGCAAAACAGAGCATTTCATGGATATAAAGAAGGTTATTTAGGTGAAGTAAAGTTAGAATTAACAAATCCTAAAGGAGCTTACAATACAATTGGGATGGAAAATAAAAACATTGATTATACTCCGGAAGCCGCACTAACTGCTATGCGTAAACGGTTAGCTTCGACTCCCGGTAGTGAAACAATTCATCATACTGTAGAAAGAACACATGCAATAACAACTAAACCATTTAAAAACTTAGAAGACATACAAGCAAATAGACATAAAATTTCGGGAAGCACAAAAGGTTTATTTGATGCTGATTTTTTAGACGATTTTGAATCCTTGTTGCATGTATCTACAAACCAAATGCAAAAAATAATACCTAACGGAAGGCAGTCCGGAGCTTCTGAAAGAATATTGCAAAATATTTTTAGGACTGGAACTGTTAGTGATAAACATATTGAAACATATAGTCTTACAAAAGCACACATAAAAGACCTTAAACAAATTGCAGATGAACTTGAAAT